CGTATTGCTGCAGGGTCGGGCGAGCGTATGCGCAAGCCTGGTAGTGCCGGCGCACCTACAGCCACGGCCTTTAAAGAGTCTGCAAAGACCGTGAAAAAGGCCAAGGGTGGTGATGTATCTCTGTCTGTTGGCCGTGGCGAGAAGTTGCCCACAAGCCAAGGCGCGGGATTGACCGCCAAGGGTCGCGCCAAGATGAACGCCGCTACAGGGTCAAACCTGAAAGCCCCGCAACCACAGGGCGGCGCACGCAAAGATTCATTTTGCGCTCGCATGTCTGGGATGCCTGGCCCGATGAAAGACGAGAGCGGTAAGCCCACGCGCAAGGCCGCCTCACTTAAACGGTGGAAGTGCTGATGGCATCTAAACCTAGCCCTATCAATAAAAAAGCGCTAGAAAAAGCTGGTTTTTATGATAAAGATCAAACTTCTTCAAAGCGAAAGAGCATCATCAACAAGGTTACAACCAAGCCGCAACGCGTGGCGATGGTTGAAAAAGTGTTCTTAGCTAAGAAGGTGAAATTTTAATGTCAACTAGCGGCACAGTCTCTCAGACCACGATTTCGGTGCAGCAGCTCATCGATCACGGCGCACGCCGTGCGGGTAAGCTCGCCGAGGAGTTGACTGTTGAGCAGGTGCAGGCCGCCAAAGAGAGCCTGTACTACTTGCTCTCAAGCCTGAGCAATTACGGTGTCAATTACTGGGCAATCAACAAAGTCATTGTTGGTTTGCAGCCGGATAAATACGAGTACTTCTTACCCGTGGGCACGGTTGACGTGCTCAACGCAAATTACCGCACGCTCACCAACGTCAGCACTGGTGCCAACAGCACGTCAGGCACCACCCTGAACGCATTTAACGGCGTGGGTGACCTGATATGCCAACTGAGCAACAACACGGGCTCTATCGGGATTGCAAACGGTACGAGCAGCCCTGTCTACATCAGCACGATCGGTATCTTGCCTGCGGTATCAGGCATTGTGACCGTAAATCTGCAATATTCAATGGATGGCACAACTTGGGTGACGGTTTACGCCCCAGGTGCAGTGACATGGGTCGCAGGAACTTGGATTTATTATGACCTTGACCCCTCTGCAACAGCGCCTTTTTGGCGTATTCAGCAGGTTTCTGGGGTCAATATGGGGTTCTACCAGGTCGTATTCGGCACGATGCCGATGGCGATCAACATGTCACGCATGAACCGTGACGATTACTCAAGCCTGCCAAATCGCTCATTTACAGCGTTGCGCCCTTTGCAGTACTGGTTTAATCGCACAATCCCGCAGCCCAACATGGAAGTCTGGCCGGTGCCTAATAACATCGGACCGCAGATTGAGTTGTGGCTGAACCGCTACATCCAAGACGTGGGTGACTTGAGCGGTGAGATTGAGATACCCCAGTACTTTTACATGGCTATTCAAAACGGCTTGGCTCATCAGATGGCGATGGAGTTGCCACAGGTTGATCCTGCGCGTATAGCGTACCTTGAGCAGCAGTATGAGAAACACTTCATGTTGGCTCAGAACGAGAACCGCGACAAGTCACCCATTATGATCTCGCCCAATATCAGCATGTACACGAGATAGGGGTATGAAATGCCTCGCTTTTTGAATACAATTGGTAACAGTAGTTTGAGTGTTTTCATATGCGACCGTTGCAAGATGAAAAGACCTTATAGCGACATGCGTGCAGACGGCAACATACCCGCTATCAAGGTTTGCTCTGAGTCGTGTAGCGACCAGTTTGACCCATATAGGTTGCCGGCAAGGCAGTCTGAAAAGATTACGATACGTTTTCCTCGCCCAGATACTGATGTTGCAGAGACGCATAACAACATAATCCTTGACCCTGACATTCAGAACAAAGATGACGTTGGCATCGCCACTGAGCAAGCGAACACGCCGAATGACGGTAATTTAGACGTACTTTCACCGTAGAGATTTATATGGCAGATGTCAGGATCACAGCCCTTCCAGCAGCTCAGGCCATCACAGGCACTGAGCTAGTACCTGTCGTCCAGAACGGTTTGACGGTTCAAACGACTGTCTCCGCAATCACCTCGAGCCCTTCGCTCACGCAAACATTTTTGACTGTTGGCTTGCAAACAACGCTGCCCAATAGCCGTTACTTCTCAACAGGTGTCGGGCTCGGCATTACCGACGGTGGTGCGCAAGGTGCGTACGCAATCAACTTAAACGGCACTAGCGGCTCATTAGAGACCGCAGGCACGGGTATCGTTGTTAAGACTGCTGCTAATACAATCACAGCACGATCGTTCGCTGTGAGCGGTTCTGGGCTGTCTCTGAGCAATGGTAGCGGAATAAGTGGTGACCCAACGCTTTCGTTGAGTGGTTTGCCCTTAGTCCTTGCAAACACGGTTGGCACGGGCTTATTGGCCGTCAACGGTGCGGCACTCACCCCGCTCACGATTACAGGCACGTCTAACGAAATCGCGGTCACAAGTGGCGACGGCGCAAGTGGTAACCCAATTATCGGTATCGCATCAAACCCAGTGCTACCTGGTACGGCCGCGGTACAGGTGCCAAGTGGCACGACTGCGCAACGCGCAGGCGGCTTAGGCGCGTTCAGGCTCAACTTAGAAACAGGTCTATTCGAGGGCTACAACGGCTCTTGGAACGCTTTTGCGTCAGGTTCGGGCGTCACCTCAATTGCAACGGGCACTGGCTTGACTGGTGGTCCGATCACCTCGACCGGCACGATCTCAATTGACTCAACGGTTGCCACGCTGACAGGCACACAGACGCTGACAAACAAAACGATCAGTGGTGCGAGCAATACGCTCAGTGATATTGCTAATGCATCGCTGACTAACTCGGCCATCACGATTAACGGCACCTCGGTTAGCCTTGGCGGCTCGACCACGGTAACTGCGGCATCACCATTTGCGCTCACAATCGGCACAGGGCTTTCGGGCTCAAGCTATAACGGCTCGGCTGCAGTCACTGTGGCAATCGCTAACACGGCGGTAACCGCGGCAGCCTACGGCTCAGCCTCGAGTGTGGCGACCTTCACGGTCAACGCACAGGGTCAGTTAACATTGGCTGCAACAACGGCGATTGCGATCAACGGTAACCAGATCACAAGCGGCACGGTTGGCGTCGGTTACGGTGGCACGGGGCTCGCATCGTACACAATAGGTGACCTGCTTTACGCAAGCGGCGCAACCGCACTTTCAAAGCTCGCGCTTGGCGCAACCAACTACGTGCTGACAGCAGGTGCAAGTGCACCGCAGTACGTTGCGCAGTCTACGTTGGCTGTGGGCTCGGCCACCACTGCAACGACTGCGACTAACCTCGCAAGCGGCGCCGCAGGCTCGGTGCCTTACCAAACGGGCGCAGGCGCTACTTCAATGCTTGCGTTGGGCACAAATGGCTACGTCTTAACTGCAGGTGCCTCAGCACCCGCTTACGTTGCCCAGAGCACGTTGTCGGTCGGCACGGCCACGGATGCTACAAACGCGGCGAACACCGCAATCACAGATGACGCCGCAACAGCGGTCGCTGTGTACCCGACTTGGGTTACTGCTAACACCGGCAACCTGCCACAAAAAGTTACATCAACTAAATTATCATTTGTTCCATCTACGGGCGCACTGACTGCTACGGGTGGTATCTCAGGAGGGACGTTCTAATGGCTCAAAGCGGCTTTACCCCAATCAAACTTTACCTCTCGACGACCGCGGCGGCTGTCCCCACGGCGGCCAACTTAGAGCCTGGCGAGTTAGCGCTGAACAACAACGACGGCAAGCTCTACTACGAGGACAGCGCAGGCGTTGTGCAGGTGCTTGCGTCAAAAGCCGCTGCAGCGGGTGTGACCTCATTTACCGCCGGCACGACCGGACTTACACCTAGCACCGCAACGTCTGGCGCGGTTACCCTTGCAGGCACGTTGGCAATTGCTAACGGCGGTACAGGGCTCACAGCACTCGGCACAGGCGTACAGACAGCTATCGGTGTCAACGTCGGTACCGCAGGCGCTGTGGTGGTCAACGGTGGCGCTCTGGGCACACCATCGAGCGGTACGGTCACCAACCTGACAGGTACGGCATCAATCAACGTCAACGGCACTGTGGGCGCGACTACTCCGACAACGGGCGCATTCACAACCCTTGCGGCATCCTCAACGGTGTCTGGCACGGGCTTTACTAACTACTTTGCTTCACCACCAGCGTTGGGTACGACTGCCCCTGCTGAAGTTAAAGCTACAACAGGCTGGGCTGCTAACCTAACGCTGACTGACGCTGCTACGATTGCTTGGGATACCGCAACAAGTCAAGTGGCTACATTCACTTTTGTATCGACAAATAGAACGATGGGCGCACCGACGAACCTGAAAAACGGGGCGTTCTATGCACTTGCTGTGATTCAAAACGCTGGTAGCAACACGCTCACTTGGAACAGTATTTTTAAGTGGGCGGCAGGAACAGCACCGACCTTATCCACAGCGGCAGGGGCAAAGGACTACTTTACCTTTAGGTCAGATGGCACAAACCTCTATCAACAAGGCATCTCACAGGCGGTTGCGTAATGACATTTCCTGTATTCGCCGGTAACTCTGCATCCACAGGCTACAACCTCACACGCTCGCTACGGTTTAGGGCGAGTGCGTCTGCGTATTTGAGTAGGACTAATACCGGCACGGTTACCAACAATGCTGTGTGGACTTGGAGTGCTTGGGTCAAGATTGGTTATTGGTCACCCGGAAATGCTGCTGTTTTATTTGGCAATGGCAATGGTGGCACAAACGAATGTACGATTAAGTTTACAAACAATCAGTTAGAAGTTATTAATTACGCCAGTAGCACGGTACAGGCTCGGCGCATTACAACACAAGTATTCCGTGATCCATCGGCTTGGTATCACATTGTTGTCGCAAGCAATAGTTCTACTGCGCTTAACATTTACGTCAATGGCGTACAGGTTACATCGTTTGGTACAAGTACTGGACCAAGTGCGGCAGCATGGGCGTTAAACACAGCATCAGCAGCAACTAATATTGGTTTTGCAACAGGTCTTGTGTACTTTGATGGTTATCAAGCCGAAGTCAACTTCATCGACGGTCAGGCGCTCACCCCCTCATCATTTGGCTCAACCAACGCTCTCACAGGTGTATGGCAACCCGCACGGTACACAGGCACATACGGCACAAATGGTTTCTATTTACCCTTCACAGACAACTCTGCGCTGACCACAAGCAGCAACGTAGGCTTGGGTAAAGACTTTTCAGGTAACACCAACTAATTTGTTACCAACAACATCTCCATTACGGCTGGTGTGACGTATGACTCGATGACGGATGTGCCGACGTTGACTTCTGCGACTGCGGCTAATTTTGCTGTGTTGAATCCGTTGAACGCTGAATCAGGCATGACGGGCACACCATCAAATGGCAACCTCACAATTTCTGTTGCAGGGGGCAAACGCTCAACCATTGCGGCGCGTACAGGTAAATTTTATTGGGAATTTATCAGCACTTTCTT